TGCAGCCCGACGCCAACGTCGACTACTGCTCTTCCCTTGAGGGAGGCCAGACTCTGTTCAAGACTCTTGGTGCCCAGCCCTTCAACTACACTGACGCCATTGATGCTCTTCCCAACGCCATCCACGCTTTCGGTGGACCCGCTGAGACCTCTGGCGCCAATGCCTTCATCACCTCTGGTGGTATCTTCCAGGATCCCGGAGCCATGGGCGGTGAGAGCAACGGACAGTGGGGCGGTGTCTTCGGCGCCACCTCCGGTACTGGTTACGGCCCCGCCGATGAGGGTTCCTATGTGTCCGATGCGGGCACCTTCGTGCTTGCTGAGACCGCCCTCGACATGCACTGCTGGGGTGAGAACCCTGTGGTCACCGCTAAGCTCCAGCTTAACGGCCAGGACCGCTTCTCCGAGCGTGAGGGTTCTTACTTCGACACCGTCCAGCCCTTCCAGCACCACACCCGTGCCCCCGATACTGGTATCAACGTCTACTCCTTCGCCCTTCGCCCCGAGGAGCACCAGCCCTCCGGCAGTTGCAACTTCTCCCGCATTGATAACGCCACCCTTCAATTGGTTCTTTCCTCCGCCACTGTTGGTGGAACTGCTACCGCCAAGGTTCGCGTCTATGCTACCAGTTACAACGTTTTGAGAGTAATGTCAGGAATGGCTGGCATTGCGTATAGCAATTAAGCGACTGATCGATAACATTTATCTTCTAATAAAATAATAATATTTGTATAATCAAAAATATAGTAATTATACAAATTCATTCGGCTATCACCATCAGAGTTTTGGAGCGAGCCGGAGCGTAGCCTAAGGTGAGCGACTGAACTCCGGAGATATGCGAAGCATATCGAAGGAGTTCACTCGAAATTCAATAGAATAATTCCACAATTTCTACTGTTTTATGGGGGACATTATTTATCCAATATTCAAGTTGCTGAATCAACGTATTTATTCGTGCATTCCATTCATCGCGTTTACTTTTTGATACATCTAATACACCATAACCATTTATTCGCCAACACGATGCTATTTTTGTTCCTTCTTGGTTGACATATGCATCGGGATTAAATCGAATGAATACTACCGGTCTATGTCCGATGTCTTGTGAAATCTCCATTAATCGTTTGTTTTGACACGAACAATCATAGGTAGTATGTTTATTCTCATCAACTTCGGCAATGATTACATGACTTCCCAAATCTAAAAGTAAATCGGGTCTTCTTTTGGAACAACCATCTTGTATTTTCTTATCGGAAATCCAATTAAAATCCGGATATTTTTCAAGAACACGTGAAATTACATCATTCTCTTTCGTCTTGAAATTGCGCGATACTTGGATTTCAGGGCAATAATGAATACAACATGGTAGACAATATCCATCGTATTTTTTAATACCACGAGTCTCACATAGGGGTGCTTTGCACAGTTGAGACCCACCATGTATTTTACATCTTGATGGCATTTTTCCACAAGGACATTTTGTACAACATTTTTCACAACCTACAATACTTTTACCACAAGGACATAATTCCTTACTATTTGGATTACATGTTGGACATCTTCGTCTACGTTTTCCGTGCTCACATATCGATGCACCCTCGCAATGTAGACAATTATTTTTCGCAGTTCCATGTAGACACAATTCACTACCTCCGCATTCCCTACAACGATTCTTTCTCTTCAAATGATCACATATTCCAGCCCCTTTACACTCTACACAATTAAACCGGCTCCGATTGTGAATACATTTTGGAGTTGGTCCTCCCATTTATATAATATAAATGGATAGTTTTATATGGATTATATAATTAACAATGTAATTATATAAACTCCTAAACGTTCTCTTTCAATTTTCCTGCTCCGCTTTTAATTTCGCCTTTTTGTTCAAATAAGCGGTTCTAGCATATTCCTTCTTTTTTTCAGGACTAGGTGTATAATTCGTTTTTTGTATATACTCCTTCACACGCTGTTTGTGCAATTCTTTATTGTTTTCATAATATTTTTTGTTATGCGATAAATATTTATTCAGTTGTTCCTGTGTGGATTGTAATTGAGTTTTTAGGGACAAAACCTCATCTTCCAGATCCCTTATTTTGGCGTCTTTATCCAAACTCCGTAAGCTATTGCCTACGGAGTTTACTCTGAAAACTTCGGTTCGCTCCACTTCACCTACGTTTTCATCCATCGTTATACTGTATAGCGAAATATATCTATGTGATTTTTGTTTATTATTTATTTCCCTCGCAGTCTAAAATAACAATAATATCAGACGTAATGTCTAGCTTATCGAGTGCCGCCAATGCGATGCAACTAGAGCCGCCCAACTTGGTTGCCCTATGTATTCTTTCTATGCTTGACGTATCTACAGTCACTCCCTTAATCCCAAGATTCCGAGCGGTCTCTAATGCGTATAATTCAGGTGTATCTACAGCAATCCCATCCGAAAATCCGGGATCTTTATTACAATCATTATATTGAATACTTTGACTAGCGTTTTCGTCCAATGATCGGACAAATGCGTCAAAATCGCAAGATTGAGAAACTACGAGTTTATAATTCGGAAAATGATGAAAATAGGCGCCTATACCAATGGGTCCACCTGCGCCAATCGCGGTTATCATAGTGACCGTTTTTCCGGGCGGTATTTGCCCCATAATTTCTTTCGCAAGTGAACCATATCCGGTCATAATATCCTTTCCACCATGGGATAAATATACCCCGGGATTGTTCAATAAAAAGGTTTCGCGTTTTTGTAAAGCATGTGCATAGTTTTCGGAAGTGCAATCCAATATTCCGCGAAATCCGGTTTCACCATAATCGCGCAAATAGGCTACCATTTTTTTATATTTCGACGGTTTTATAAAAACATTTCCGAATATGCATGGACAAACGACATTCCACTTAGAACTTTGATCCGGATACATGATTGAAAAATGCATTTTCATAATGTGCACCGATTTTATCACAGCAATACCGTGATTACCGGTAGATTGCGTCACCATATAATAGGGCTTGCTCTCATCAATTTTGATATTTCGCAATTCATTGAATGCATTCATTACAGAGTATAATACCCCTCGCCATTTGAATGAACCCGTAATTTGTTCGGATTCTCTCTTCAAGTAAATATTATCCCGATAATGTTCAAGAGATGTTGTCTTGACGAACGGGGCAATTATTTGAATTGCCCGATCGAATTCTTCAATGGAAATCGGCATATATAGTTTACATATTTTAACACAAACAAATATAAACGTAACCGGGTTAGTCATTTATATTACCTCTAAATATGTCCATAAAGACGCATCAATCGAAAATACCTCACACTCAAAATGATTTGTTAATGAATTGTTTGATGGATTTTTATTCGGATCGAACAAAACTGCATCAGATGATGAACATTATTAACGGCGAATCGAACATCTCTCTGCGAATTGTAGATTGGTTCGTCACAAATTATGCTAAAAAATATTACACTGTATACGAATTGCCTATAAAACGTGGCGATATTGAGATTAATACTAGATTTAAGGTCTACAATGATTACAAATTGAAGCTCAAAGCGTATTCAAAGAGACGATTTGACCCATTTTGTCGATGGGAACGTATTACGATTCCATATGATGACGCGAATTGTATGGAAACGACGATCGGACAATTGAATTTTTTCAAATGGGCTCTCGAAAATAAAATTATTGATTATATAACGAACAATTACGATGATATTGAGAAGGATATGAACGAGAGAAATAGCATTTCCAAGAAAAAGAACGGCACTCTAGACAGCAATGAGTCGGTCGAATTAATGATTGTTAACGATAACGGAAAGACTCGCAAGAAGCGAGAAGAATTGTCCATTTCTGCGTGCAAATGCATTAAAAAGGAGAACGTAAAAATCGTGGTATCGTTTAATTGATAACTCTATAAAATTGATTTTGCTTCGGTAAGATAATAAACCGCAACTTAAACACAGTATAGGATGTATCAATTAAAGTCACGTAAAATGAACACTCGTTTGGACAAGAAGGCCCTTAAGTTGATTCTCAAGAATCACGAGGAGGATGACGATGACGACGAAGAAGGCGGTCTTGAGAATGAAAATCGCCGGATTACAAAGGACGGAAACCACATTTATTTCCATTCAGAGGTGGATCGCGGAGCCGTATTCGAAATGACTGCCCAAATTCGAAAAGCGGAAATCGAAAATATTGTGATGGCGCACAAGCTATGCACAGATCCCATTCCAATTTATTTGCATATCAGTTCATACGGCGGATCTGTATTCGACGCACTCACGGCCATTGACGTAATTAAGGGGTGTAAGGTGCCTGTTCATACGATTATTGAAGGTGCGTCTGCATCGGCAGGAACGTTAATGAGCGTTGTAGGAGAAAAGCGTTACATTCGCCCAAATGCGCATATGTTGATTCATCAACTATCTGCAGGTTCCTGGGGGAAAATGTGCGAATTGGAGGATGAACACGAAAATAATAAATTGTTGATGAAAAAAATATTGGAGATTTACAAGGAACATGCCGATATTCCAAAGAAACATTTGAGCGAAGTGTTGAAGCACGACTTATGGTGGGAGGCAGAAAAATGTATCAAATATGGTCTAGTTGACGAGATTTGGGAAAGATCTTAAAATCCTGCAACCCGCATATTCGGATTTCACTCATTATTATAAAAACAAAATAAAAAGAGTTTCTTTTTTATTTTGAAATTTCTTACTGTATAGTATATGTCGGTTTCGCAACAACTTAGTAATAAGAGTTTTTTTAATTTAATAGCGGCAATCAGACAAACCGAACTAAATGATATATTAAGCGAGGAGACTGTAAATGGAATGGTATATAGTTCCATTTACAATTTTAATATTTCCGACATAAATGATAATGTATGTTTGAATCCTACATCGGATGGTGTTATTTCCGACAAAGAAAAAAAACGGTTCAATCCACTTCACGCGATTACTCTACGTGAACCATCAATATCATCTGATTTAGAAATACTCTCACCCAACAAATGCAATATAATAAAATCAGAATTGTATACATCGATTCGTAATCCAGGTGTTGAGGCGAGTATTCAGCCCAAAGATACATCTTATATAAATCCTAATTTTATTAAAGAAGGCGAGACGATTAATATATTGAATTCACAATCCACACTAAAACTACCGTCAGAATTTAGATCGCATATATACGAGAACACAAAACAATTAAATAAACAGACTCCATATTGTATCGTGTATGGTACATTTACTCCTAGTAACAAATTATTATATCACGTTTCGGCAGCAATCGTTTATAATGGACATTTATATCCGTTCGGTTGGACAAATGAAAAAGTATTAGATAATCCAAGAGATAAAACAGTTAGACCTGTTCAGGCCGTTTTAGTTTCACCTGAAACTATTAATCCTCGCTGGAATTACTTTATCATAGATATTTTATTAGTAACGAATGATATGCTTTCAAAAATAGAGAGTTTTTTCGATAAATCTACATTAAAAACTGCGGTTGATTTATATCTACCATATACCACGGGTCCGGCAAAGCGCACAATAGGAGTTACGTTTGGAGAAAACCATTTATATGTGGATACAGCGCGATATATGCGTATATCAAATAATTTTACACAGGTTTGTTTTGGATACAATTGTTCGTCTTGGATTGAATACATTTTTGGTATTAATTGTCGGTTATTTTCATTGGCCATTATGCCGTCAATACCAAATTATTGTAAACGTGCTGGCTATAAAACAAAGTTTAAGGTTGAGTCATTAACTGATATCATTCAGTCGATTCGCACAAACAATTTTTCGCGTTTTTTCCAATTGATTAATAATGTAAAAGTAAAATCTAAATTATCATTTTTTGGTATAAAATCGGACCCACCTCCAGAACAAACCATCACAACGGCGCTTGATATGGATGAAGTGAAGAAACTCGCGGCTTTAGGATTGAACCCCGACGATGCTACTATAACGAGCCCAACGATAGACACTGATCCCGCACCCATAAAAAAAACAAGGGGGAGGCCAAAGAATCCGATAACTCGGACTAAAAAATCGGCTTTACCGACTATTAGGAAAACGCGAACTAAAAGACGCGCCGCAGAAGTGGGTGAAAACGCAGATGAAGCGCCGCGATCCCCTGCTACAATCATTCGGACGTCTCCGGAGTTAATTCAGGAAATTCCGTAGACGGATTTTCGACCAATTGTTTTAATTTTTTGGAATGTCTTAGTTTTTTTTGGAATGCCTTGTCCGTTTTTGGAAAAGTTGGTGGTAGATTTAATATTTCTAGTTCGGCATCGGTAAGAGCAATACTTTCGGTTGAGTAAGCCTCTTGCTCATATTTATTGTTTTCATAACAGTCATTACACATATATATGCAATAATTGCAGTAGAATCTGCAAAAGCCCTCTCGTTCTATTTGGTGAACGTGTGTAACTTCATGTTTTAATGTGGAAGGTAATGTCTCTTCCTTTGACGTGGATATTAATACGAATGGATACAATACCATTCCGTCCAGCTGTAACCATTGCATAATCGACGACTCGTATATTACTCTGATATTGCTCATTTTATATTATTTGATGCATAGGTTATTAGTAAAAAGAACCGTTCAATTTTATGATATTTTTCACTATAAATAACATGACTATAAAAAATAATAAACACGCCATTTTTATTATTTTTTGATGAAATATATGTGCGAATCGAAGTATGTCTCCGAAGTTCACGCGAAATTCCTATTTTCCTTCACTGAATAAATATTCGTCTTCAGTATTCGCCTGAGTTTGCGAATATTCGATCACACGAGCTTGAATCGCGCGTTGCATACATCCGAAAGATGAACCGGAATCATAGCCGCCATCCAATATATAAGATTGCATAACTGCAAATGCGGCCTTGTCGTTGTCGGAGAGTAGATTGTCGGTTTCCCAGTTGTAAAACATGAACCCCCGATCTTCGGGCGGACCGCGCAAATAATTCGCAATAATATTATCCTTCAAATTGTGAGAATAAATAAATTCTAGGGCGTTTTCGATAAAATGTGCATCGTAGGACATTTTGATTGAGATATTGATATATGTAATTCAGAAGACGTTAGTCGTATGCGTTTGTGTTGATATATTATTAGTATTTTTTATCGGATCAATTTTATCATAATCTATACAATGGATGAAAACGTAGGTGAAGCGAAGCGAATCGGAGTTTTCAGAGTAAACTCAGTCGGCGAAAGCCGGCGGAGTTTAATGTATATATCTATAGTATAAGATGTGTTGGAATGAGAATGTTTCATTAAATACATTTTTATTCAGTGGTTTCATATTAGCACTTATTATCTATAACAATGCATTTACAAAATATAAAATTCAAGAACTAAATGATAAATGGGTATATTTGTTTTTTGCGTCATTTATATTTATGCAACTAATCGAATTTTTTATTTGGAGAAATATTAACAATAAATTTTATAATAATCTATTTTCGATTATAGCAACATTATTACTGCTGGTACAGCCACTCGTAAGTATTATGATTTTAAAAAATATAGAACTTCGTAATTTATTAATATATTCTTATTTATCACTTATAATTCCTTTTTCGATATATAAATTTTCGACTAACCATGTATATTCTACAGTTAGTAAAGGTGGTCATTTAATATGGAATTTTTTTGATATTCCGCGCGAGTCTTGGTTCGTTTGGTTATTTTTCTTTTTATTTAGTTTTGCTTATGAAAAAAATTGGTTTGCTGTTATATTTAGTTTGGTTACCTTACTGATAACTTTTATAAATTATAAAAACGAGAATACTATAGGGAGTATGTGGTGTTGGGCGGTAAATTCAATTATGATTTATTATGCTATTTACTTATTGATATATTTACCATTTTTAGAAAAAATGAATATTTGTTAGCGAGGATCGCTTCTAAACTCTACATTCTAGTGCATATCCCAAATAAATACTATGATCACTCGCATTTTTTTTAGAAAGTGAATATTGATCTGCACACGACGGATCTTCGCAATTTGTTTTACTACATTCTTTCACATTCGAATCGTGATTCTCAAATATTTCCACACATGCGTGTTTGTATCCAAACGATTCCGGGGGTAAATGGGGAACAGGATCACGATTGTGTGTAAATCGCCACATGCTTTTCAATTTCATGTTTACAAATGCGGCATATCTAGCATCTCCAATTCGTGGTTGTCCGTAATTATACAATTGCGTATTTACACCAAGCGATAATAATTCCATTCCAATAAGTTGCGCGACGGCTGCACCTAACGAGTGGCCGGTTACTATAACATTTATCGTGTGATGTTTGGATATGAGCCCTGTGACCGATTTATATGCTGCATCGCGCAAGTTTAAAGCTGCCTTGTAAAACCCCGAATGAACTTTACACTCACATTCAGGAAATGTCTGATAGTTCGTTTTCGCAATCTCCGCGTCGTCAATCCAGTTTAATAATGAAGAAGATCCGCGAAACGATAGATATATTGTTTTATCTGACGGTAAAAACCCGGTAAATCCGAGTAAATCCGTCTTGGAATCGTATAAAATAGCGTCTACGACAAATCCATTTAGGGGCTGCATTCGCATATATTGGCTTTCATCGCAATACGCAGCACCACTCAGTATTACACCATTATAAGCAGTCGGTCCGTAATAGGCCGATGTAACCGCAGCTAAGGTAGATAAAATGAAACTTATGAATTTCATTTTATAATATAGTATGTTTTTATTGCGTTCCGTTGTATACCTTCATTCGATCCATCAAGAAAATTCGCCCTTCATGAAATAACGTAAGTGATACAATCGCCTTCGCAATTCCTAAACCTTGTCCTCTGAAAATACCTCTCAATCCAAACTTGCTCATGTCGGTGGCCAATTCTTTGCAGGCTTCTACTACGCCAATCCGTTTTCCTGAAATGGAGGCCGTTTGCATGATAACCTCCAATCTAGATAGTGGATTGGTAGCAATTACGTAAAGCGGACTAACTACCGCAGATGCTATCAAATTAGTCGCAGATTTACCTAGACTTGATTTTGTGCCCAATTCTTGCTGTATGCTTTTTTGCAATTTAGGCTGTCCAACCAATCCCAAGACCGCACTTATGAATGAATGTCCCATTAGCGGAACAGTTCCACGAAAAAGTGGACGAAATTGTTTTTGTTGCGATTCCCTCAATATATCAATCACAGGTGTCTCCTTGCCGGTTTTCCTGAGATTAGAGCGCTGTTGTTTTTCAATCATGCGAATTGGATTAATAAATGGCGCCGATAAAATAGATGCGGCGGTAGCATCCGCAAACCCGGGCTCGCCGGTATTACCGGTGAGCGCCGTATACCCGAGGAGAGTGCCGAATTTTGGGACGCGCTTTATTAATACGCCCACCATACGTGGTGTTAGGCCAGAGAGTGATGCGGCTACCGGAGCCTTCTTAAATACCGCCTTGGCCTCGTTTGTTGCTATTTCGGGACTAACTATTTCTCCTGCTGCGGATTTCGCATACTGTTGAACCAATTGTCTATATGCAGTTACTGGGTTGTCGCCAACTGTTTGAATCGCCGAACCTCCCAAATAACATAAGAAGTTTTGAAATGGCGATACCCCGTTTTTTTGAACGTCGAAATACCCTTTAAACATGTTATACAAAATGTGGACATTTTTGCGGGGTCATCCAACCTTCGGCCGACGCTTACGTTCTCATCCGAATGTAGGTCTTTGATTGCCGCGAATGACTAAATCGTCGGGCATAATTAATGGAACTCTGCGGTCTACAATGGACAATTCTTGGAGTCGCTTGAGTTCGGGGGTAACTGGTGCTTGGGGCGCAACTAAATTTGTCGACCCAATCCCAAATAAAAATGACTCGATATCTTTAGGATTATTCGATAATTCCGTATCAGGCAATCGTCCTTGAATTAACCCGTGTCCTGCGAAATATGTGGGTGCTGCGATCGCATATTCTTTATTTGTGCAATATGCAACCTGTTGACGAAACGATTTTTGTTCTGCATTGTAATCACCCGGTGTATTTTTGTTACGTGTAGAAGCCATTTTATATTATGCCTACATAAAAACAAATAGCCAAATACCTCACATTATCTTGGTATGTAATCGAATAAAATGTTCATTCATTTCGTTGAAATCTTCGGGTGAATTGTGGAATGATACAATACACATATGGAACAAATCTAGATAGTCGTATGCGAATAATACAGCTAAACCAATGCATCGATCCATTGAAAGCATCTTTGATGCCGCGACATCATACAGTCTTTGGAAACACACATTGGTTCGCGTTTTTGCGTAAATATAATCCATGGCCAGCATGGATGAGCCGCCATCATAGTCGTTTTCGTCTCGCGAAATATCATCGATCTCGGTATCCTCGCTGCCCAGATTAGACATGGTAAATACCTGTCTTATACATTGGCGGTATTCGGAATCATTTGTATACGGCTTCAATATAGCATTCACATTATATGGGGGTGACTCCATTTTTGTTATAAACAATATAAACACGTATCGTTTATATCGTTTTCAAAATTCCGAAGACGCTGGTCGAAGGAGTTTAAAACCCACCATTGGATGGGCGTCCCTTTTTGGCCAATTCAGTATCCACTGGCGCGCGAGTCGCAGATCCACCGCGAACCCAGCCCTTCATCGCACTTTCCTCAATATGAATACCGGACTTTTCCTCCATCTCCTTACTTGATGGGTGCAGTGTGTATCCCATGAAACTCTGGGCAGTCACAGTAGACACGCTTTTTTTCTCACCCATGGGCTCACCCTCGAGTAATCGCAACTCTAATGCGGGGTCTACAGAACCTCTTCCTAAATAAGGAACGGTTAAAAATTGGCGTTCCATTAAGTTCAGGCGACCTAAAGCTCGTTCTTGGTCCGTCTTTAATAACAATAGCGATTCTCCCTCCACATTGTTACCGCCGACTCCACTTCCCATCACCCCCTCCGGAATAATCGCAGGCTGGGATGTGGCGAATCGAATGGGCTCATCGTTCGAATTATTGCTAAAATAATTCATCGTAGTGTAATTCGAATATCTATCGTTTTGTAAAGTTCGCTGAGTTAAGGTGGTAGAATCGTCCTCGATGCGATCCACGTTATTGAATTTGTAGTTACTTGTTGTAGACATCTGTTATATAATTAATATATATTTTTGAAGGAGTTTGTATGACGTGAATATCCCGCCTAAACTCCTTCGGCTATTGCCGACTGAGTCTCACTCGGGAGATATGCGAAGCATTGTCGTAGAGTTAGTATAAATTGTATCGCGGATTGTCTCGAACCGAGGCAAACATATTTCCCTCTTTTCCGGATATCATATTTCCATAACAAAACTCGGCAAAACTCGCCTGGTCGTTTGGAATGGTCGTATTCGACGTGCTATAAAATTGGCGCATGGATTGTTCTAATTCCAAATTCGTGTTCACATCATTGTATAATTTTTTTACAAGGTCGGGCTGTGTCGGATTCAAATCCTGAACCATCTGTTTCGTCTTCTCGGTAATCATATCGCTTCCCGCAGCAGTGAATGACGGTGGCGCCGGTTTTTTATTCGGATTATAGTCATAGTCCGTTAACAACACGTTCGACAACGGGTTTGACGGAGTTGGCGTTTCAAACGTTCCCTCGAAATCTCGAGGAACCTCTAAAAATGGGCCGTGATGATTATACAGCTTCGCACGTCGACCAAATTCATTTATCTTGGTGTGCTCATCGTTGCGAAATCCCTCCTGCTCAATACGACGCTCGCATCCGGCGTATGCCTCGCGCGCATTCGCGTAGTGTAAAAAAAACACCGCGATTATAGTCATTGCAGCCACGCCCACTACGCGCGTATTTTGCGTAAACATATACGATACAAGGGTCAATACAATGACTGTGCGCGTAATCGCATTTAATTTTTGATTAAACGACATTGGTTCGATTGGGAAAAATTCGGTTATATATGCGGGTTTCACCAGTATATTTGGATCCTCTGTCCAAAATGGGACCTTCTTCTTTTTCAGTCGAATAGATGATGGCGACGCCGCAACTGCGGGAGCGGCTGCCGGCAATTCATCGGTAGTCGCGCGCTCCTCTGTTTCGACCGTTTTTGAAACAGAATCTTCTAAATTATATGTTAATGCGGCATCATTAACCGATGTTGGATTTAAAGACGTATTCATTATATATATTCTTTGTTATAAAAAAGTAGGCATTTCTCCATTGGTTTTGGACGAAAACGTATACGCTAGCCGAAATTTATACCAACTTATTTTTACATTTTTCATCTATTTGAAATGTATCGCATTTTGTGGTCTGGGGAACGATTTGCAATACACATTTTGATTTTTCACCATACACCGGTTCGGTGCACCCTTTTTCTTCGTGCACGTCTCGCTGCTTTTGCGAAACTCTGCACCTTGAACGAAAATGTTCATATCTGTCTCTCACGTCTTCGTAACTCAACCCCGATTTCTTACCCAACATTTCGTTCACAACTTCGTGTAATTTGTAAATATATTTTGAGAATGTGGTGCGATTCTGCATGTGTTTATAAAGTAGCGGGTGCCGGTTGAAATTTTTACACAAGTTTTTTCTGCATTTTCCACACGGCAATACATGTCGCAAACTGAGGACATATTCGCGATAATGACGTTTGTCGTCACAACTAGGATTTACCGGATAATTAAAACTCAGAGTATGCAGGAAATGCCATGCGCTCGGACCCCATACACTCGTTAACATTCCGTCATTTGACTGGTAATGTTTACGCGTGTATGCGCGTTTCTTTTTCCGATTACTTCTAGTTTTAGACATGTTATAGATATATTACACGTATAAAAGATTGTATACGAAACTTCTTCGGATCGCGTCACGATGCTAAACTCCTTCGGCTACCGCCGACAGAGTTCACTCGGGAAATATAAAAAGGCCGTTATATTTTGAATAATAAAATGTTTTTATAAAATATACAAATGTCCGATAATATTGTAAATGTTCTATACAACGACTATGTGAAACCATTCAAAACGCACGCCATGGTCCTAATTGTCGTTATTATTTTCGTGATAGCGTGCATTTTCGCATATAAATGGTTTATTAAGCCCACGGTGGAAAGTCTCGGAGAAAGCGATATGTCCAACAACAATCGCCGTTCTAGCGAAGCCCAGATATATTTCTTTTCTGCCGATTGGTGCCCCCATTGCAAGCGCGCCAAGCCTGAATGGGAAAAATTTAAGACCGCATTTGATAACAAGACTATCGGCACCTATACAATGAAGACGATTTCAGTCGATTGCACGGAGGGCGACGATCCGCTCATACAGGAATATAGCATTGATGGTTATCCAACTGTGGTTATGATGAAGGATAACAAACGTATAAACTATGACGCCAAGATATCATTCGACAATTTAGACAAATTTGTTACTGATTTGACGCAATAACTACCGCCTTTTCTTGACTAACTTCCAATCGAAGGCGTCTCGATTCTATCATTATATTTGCCGCATCTACACCTATTTGTATAAGTTCAAACCTACGTTTTTCTGAATTTGCGAATTCATATAAACCCGATACCGCGACCGATTCAAGAGTAATCTGTATTTCATTCTCAATTTGTTGAGTTTCTTCATTACGATTTTGCTCTGCACATGCTAACAATCGATTTACTAGAAATAAGGTGTAATCTATCAAATTAGTATTCGAGTCGAGCATATCTATATTCGTAACCGGTGTTAATTTTTTTATACCCAACACTTCGTGTGGGTTAACTCCCGGATGTTTTAAACATTCGACCAATGGATAGTTTAGAAATACCGCTCCGTCGACAAATATTGAGTTATCTATACACAATGGTTTGAAGAAAATGGGTATACTTGCAGACGCATATAATGCATCCATCACCCTCCAATCCGGATGGGTTGTGTGTGAAATACACACCAATTTGAACGCATTTAATTCGCCGGTGAAAATATTCATAGTCACGCCCGTTTTATCAAAAAACTCTCGCATCGTGATATCCAATGATATATCCGCACCCATAAATAGTGGCTTCAATGCATCATTTAATAGGGTATGATCAAATACCCCGCATTTTTCATACGAATTTATAATCGTATGAATATCATATTTAAACACCGTTGACCATGGACGCCTTATAAAATAATTATCGAGTGTCGCCCAGTCATATCCAAGAAATATAATCACGGACATTACTGCACCAATCGAGGTGCAATAACAACTTTCAATATTTTTAATATCCCATATACCGTGGTTGTGAGTTTCTCTGAGTGCACCGTAGGCAGATAACCCGTATGTTCCGCCACCCGCAATAACCAAATGTTTAATTGTGGGGGTTATTGTATTATCGTCAGATTCCATTAGAGTGTATACGCTTCCACTATTTATATTGATCATTTCATTATGATGTTTGTCCAAGTTTTTTTCAATACATAGTATAACCCGAATGTCCTGCTTCTTATACACCACCGATAGTGATAATGTTGGCGATATCAACATTGACGATCTTTATGAAAAAAAACAGCGCCGCGATTTACGCCAAGTTTCAATATTCAATAAAATTTTGAACCGCATACATAAGCGAATTACGCTCACCAGTCGCAACAAAACTGCTGATCAACATATATGGTTTACGATTCCGGAATATATATTTGGCGAGCCAGTATATGATAAGGCCGATTGCATCGCATATATTGTGGCCAAACTAGAGGCGAACAAGTTTCATATTCGATATGTTCATCCGAATACTCTGTTTGTATGTTGGTCAAATTGGATCCCTGCATATGTGCGGTCTGAATATAAAAAGAAAACTGGTGTTTCCGTTGACGAGTTTGGTCAGGTGATTTCGTCGTCCGATAATAAAAACGAAATGTTAATGAACGAATCGAACGATCCAAATGCACGTATGTTAAACCCAAATATAAACTCGGATAAGCAACAAAAGCAATACACGTCGGTGAATCAATATAAACCCACCGGACATCTAGTATATAATCCCGACATGTTTAATCGCATCGAAAAGAAAACAAGTTAAAACCCTTCCATTAATGTTGAAATTATCCATTGATAATTTGGACGGTCGGCAAACGATAATTCATGCAAATGTTTTAAAATAATACCGATGGACGAGCTCGGATCAAGTGACTCGTTATAATCCATCTTTATTCGAATTCTCTCCACATTTTTATAATATAAAATGTGGTTTTCTTCATACGTTCCCGATGCCTGTATATTAATATTCTCCCACGGAACGTGTCCTCCTCGCATCATATACAACAAAATATACATCACTGATATGCAATCGTCCCGGCGCGACGGGTCTTGTCCGTTGTGTATATGAATACTAACGAATTTAGGCGTGCCTAACATGTATGAACTCGCCGATCTTGGTTCGAAATTTTTCCCATTGTCGTCTACATATACACTCGATAACCCGAAATCGATCAAATATATGTCTGACCCATTTAACATAAAATTTTGCGCTTTTATATCTCGATGAATCACACCCATCGTATGGATTGTCTCTAAAATATCTATCATTTTTGTAGCCATTTTGATAGATTGTATCTTGGACGGAATAGTAGAATGCTGATGTAATAAATCCTCAATAGATGTCTCGTATAACGGCATCACTAACACGTATTGTTTTAAATGAATACCATACCAATAAACTTGCGGCGTGTATACCGAACCTTTCGAGTGCAAATAGTTCAATATTGTAGTCTCGTGTTTCAATGTTTGCAGGGCTGTGTCCAAGAATTCTATCTTTATCGCGACTGGTTTGTCTGTTTTTACATATTTTCCCGCATACACGGCTCCAAATTTACCAGACCCGATCTTGGACATTGGTAGATATTTATTGGCTATCATATTGCTTGTGTTCGTTCTCACTTCGCCATTCATTATTATGTAGGTTGATTAATTCTTACTATGCAATAGTTTTTATGTAATTATAGTATAGTATAGTATGAATTCCGAGCCCGTATACACAATTTTGTTATATATATTAATATTGGGTATATTTGGGTTCTTTCTTGGTACATATCTAGCAAAATCGCATACAATCCGCGAGGGTGCACGCACATTACCACGCCCGGTAATTAACCCGTATATAAGTGAGGAGCAATACAATATCAAACCCCTCCCGGCATACCAAGGTGAAACCATAAATCAAATGATCGATCGATATATATCCATGTATTTCGATAAACGCGGTTTCCCGTATACCGATACGATTGAACTTTATTCGAATTACATTACCGGCGGTAGTTCGCCCATCACTGGGACAATTACCTCCGAAAACAAGGGCAAATTAAACGACATTGGCTATTATTTACTCAATATTGTAATACCAAATATTCAAATAACAAACAATCCTATACCGACACAGGCTTGGCCTGCAATCAAATGGACGGGTGATCCAATCTTTCCAATCCAAATTCAACCAACCCCCACATATAAAATATATAAGGGTCAACCATTCGCGGCTTTCTCAAGTGCGCTGAATAATACCGATAATGATTCGAGTGGTAACGCAAATGGCGACGCGGGCGATAATAATTCAGATAATACATACGATAATGCGAATGGCGGTAGAGGTGGCCGCAGCGGAGGGGGATCGGGTAAAAATGGTGGAGCATCGTGCGCCAACAACGACGACTGTAGACTAGCGTGTCCGGGAAGTTGTTTAGATGGTATTGCGTCTGCCTGGGAGGAGGCACAAAAATCAACAGCCAAAACACCCACAAAAAGTAATGCAGGAAGCCGTGTCGATCAGAGCACGTCTGGGTGGGAGTTTAGTGGATGGAATCTCAGTAACACTTCGAATATTCCGGGAGTCGCGTCCTTAGCCGAAAGCTCAAACACCATGATTATAGGTTCTACGGAAGTCGATGGATACCAGATTACCGATATTAATATTACTATAGCCAACCCTTCTGCTCTTAATACGAAAATTGAGGACCTCATTAAATATTATTTCATCGATTCTGGTCCCAATCAGGGGAAACCGACCCAGGCAGCTATCGATGCATTTAATATGTATTTTCAGGATAAGGCTCCCATGGACGGAATCCATATGAATAAAATGCGCGACGTCATATATTATGTTATGCAATCAATCATCCCCGGATTGCCGACAAACGAGGTTCCAAGAGCCTATGTGGAATGGAGACCAATTCGTTGGTTAAGTCGTTCCGAAAAACGGGCATAGGCGCTACTTGAATGGACTTATATATTCTACGCATAGAATATATGAGTCATTACATTTTCGAAACAATACAATCCATCGATTCCAAGCTAGACGGTATATCAGTTTCTGTTTATTACTGGTTAATCGGTATACTTTACGCATTATATTTCGGATCTATATTTGGTATCGCGCGTGTTGACCCAAAATACACTGACTATATTAATATTGGTGTTCGAATATTTATCGCGATTATATTACTTATTCGATTCAACCCGTTTCGCAGACTAAATTGCACATCCAACGATCGCGTTATGATTATGGCTAGTGCAGTGTTCCTCTTAATCAACGAGGGTGTATCGAGCTGGGCAAGACAATATTTCCAAGATTTTACTCATATAAACATTCCAAGAATAGCGTCGGACAATGATCTTGAAGGGTTAATTCGATTCTAGTTTGCGAGTTTGAGTTGTAAAATGAGGATTTCGTCCGATGATAAGCGCTGAAATGTGGTGCAATCGTCAAACTTATATTGCACGAACCGTTCTCGATTTTTACATAGAATGTGGGTCCCCGTATCTAGGAATTTCACATCAACGACGATTCCTCCGTTCGTCAATTTTCCATTCCGTAACCACCTCACATGTTTACCCTTGTGTATTTGATAAACATGTTCAACGTGACGATATTCGATCAATTTATCGCATAATTCTCGAATGTTTGTATCGGAAATATCCGAAGATCGTAATGCTTGGACAACATCAGATGAAATTGACTGTGTTGTCTGGGTATTTAAAAAATCCGATTCTACATTCTCGGCTGCACGCAATATTGCCTGCACATCAATGGTTGATTGTAGATCCGGATTTTGCTGTTCTCGGTCGATAATATCTTGGATAAAGTTCGATAACATATATTATGTAAACATAGTAAACGTTCAGGTCGTTTACCGTATATATCTTAGATGGATAAAAGAACGAGTTTCCCAAATAAACTTCGAAAACATGTGTATGACGCGGAGAGTGTAATTGTATGCCCACATTGTTCCGATCCGATAATCATCGAAAAACTAAATTGTGGTATTTTCAGACACGGGGTCGTCAAGAAAACCGGGAAACAAATGGATCCCCACTCGACAAAAGAGATATGCGACGACTTAAAAAACCAAGATTTGATCTATGGGTGCGGTAAACCGTTTCAGATTGCAGACGAAAACGCCGGTAATAGTCAGAGGGAGGCAAATTTCATCGTTAGCATATGCGATTATATATGAAAACTTCGGATTGCTTCATATTATTTATCTCCATACCAAGCCGCTTTACTAGTTCGTCTTATATTCTCGCATATAATGCGAATTATATGTGATTTATAATCATAGCTTTTGCGAGACATTATTATATAATAATAATGTTAGGCATATATTTTCAAGGCATTTTTATTTCTATAAATATAAAAATCTATTTAAAGATTTGCCTTCATATTATATATTAAATACATAAATGCCCACATATTTACAAGATAAAATAAATACGTTTTTCAAAAAAAGAAACGACATATTTAAAAAACCGCTTGAAAAAATTATAAATGTAATGTTAGATAAGTGTAAATATATCAATGGTGAAAGCCTAGAACGACATAATTGGGGGGGAAATCCGATAAAATTAAAAAATATACCAGAAAATATTGATTCGCCCTCTTTTGAAGTAGACTTATTAGCTGCACTTGATCTAGAAGAAAATGAAAAATCGACAATAGAATTATTATGGGGGGATATACAATTGGGAAAACGGGTTCAGGCGTGTATAATAATGTGGATTTCCGTTCATATTTTAAAAAGGCCCGTCCTGTATATTTTTAGGAATTTAACAATAGACCAAAAACAATTACAAGATGATATTGTAGGCACGGAAAACTATAATTTTAATATTCAATTTATTAAAACCTTATTTGAAAAGTTTAATCACGAATTACAAGAATATTTTGAGGAAACAAATGTTGAATATTGGAAGGATTACAAACTACCAGAATTAAAGGATATCAATAGCAACGACACTATTAATAAATTAAACAACAAGGAGGCAATAAACTCAAACGACATATACTGCTGTTTAATGAACTATACACAATTAGCAAAAATAAATACAAAATTCAGTGAATATATCTATCATAATGACGAACTGGTTAATATAACAATATTAGTTGATGAAAGTGATCTAATGTCTCCTACCTCGTCAAATGATAGAAGTAACGACAACGATAAAAAAGATATAACTGCGTGCGAAATACTAATTGCTCAAATATATAAAAAGGTTAAATATGCACTGCACATTACCGGGACGGCACATTCTCTATTATATAACATAACGACGCGCTTAAGCGACCAGGCGGATATACAAATTAAAATATCAAAGGTCCATAAAATGACTAGGTCGTGCGATTATTATGGATTATTTAATGATTCAATAAGTTTTAACACAAAACACGTGCATTCTTGGTGGAATTACCAAGATGCAGACAAGCCACAAAAGAAAACACGTTATGATATCGTTGAAGATTACAATATTAATATTAAAAAAATCATAGAACAAATACGCGAAAGGCCGAACTCTAAATATAATTCGTTCTTAATTAGCGAAGAGAAGGAAAGAGCAAGCCAATTTTGTTTAGTGGATAAAATAATTAAGGATTTTTCAGATATATTTATTGTGATATATCACGGAAATTGTTTAAGATTATATTTATCAAAAAAATACGAACAAAATCTTAAATATTTGTCTCAATGGGATAAAAACCGATCGTCAACAAGTTCTAGGCTGTGGCAACCAGGAGGAGTATATGGTTCATCTATAGATACTGAAAAATCCGAAAGGTTACCGAATAATTATTGTTATTTCGATATTAATACAAAAATTCTAAATATAAAACTTGTCTATAAGTTGCTAAGAATATTATTTGAAAAAAGCGATGTGCCTATTGTATATAAAACAATTATAACCATAACGGGTAAGTATGGAGAAAGAGGTTATTCGTTTACAAGCGATGATTACGATGATTTTTCACTTCATTTAACAGATCAGTATTTTGTGTCTCATGCGTCATTTAATTGCACCGATATTTCACAACGACTAAGATTACAAGGAAAATATAACGACACAGAACTAATAAACGGACTTATGAAACTTACCTTATGGACTACTCCTGAATTACAAGATGTAATACAAAACTTTTATGTGAAATTTATAAAAGAAATAGAAAAATATATTATGGATTGCGATAATTGGGAAGACATCAAAGACTTGTTGGAAAATAAAATTTTTGATAATGGTGATTTAAAGTTTGGTAAATATATGAAATATATTGATGTGTCTAAGAAACGAAAAAATTTAAAAACAAATAAACACTTTGATAAAAAAATGAACGGTTATTCGTTAATAAGTATTGACGACATGGATGATATTGAAATTAGAAAGTGGTGTAAAGAACGAAAGTTCGCCGACTATATTTGCATTAATGAAATAAAGGAAATGAATATTGACGTTTTTCTAGAAAAATACAAAAAAAAACAGTTTTATTCTACAATCTATGAAAAAAAAGAAGGGGTATTTGAAGAAGATAAAGATAATTATTATAATTTAAGATTCAATGCAAAGCATATTGATACAGATCTTGGTAAAAAATTGACCAATTATATACGAGAATGTCGCATTTCATCATATATATCTGCTGTAAACTCAAAAACACAAGAAGTATGTAAAAAACCTATCAGAATATTAGATTATATAAACAATAAAACCCACATCTTTCATTTTGATAAAGAAAAATATCATATACAAAAATCTGATACGAATATAAAAAACAACCCATATTTTGTTCGCGGAGATAAAGTATATTATTCAGTTATAAAAGAAGAATATAAACAAAAAAGTAATAATCACGGATATACAGACGAAGACAGCGATGATTTTATAGAAGATGCATATGAATTACCTGAAAAATATTATTGGAAAACTCCCGATGGTTGGTTATATTTGTATGATAAAGCTAAACCAGATATATGTTCGTTAGACATAGTAACTCATTCGACGATTACACCTGTTATGCAAACAACTATTTCATCTGATCCATTAATCAATAATGATGTGTTGTTATTTACTAATTCATGCTGTAAAAAAACCGATAAACCCAATTTAAGGTTTGGTCTAAAAGACATATACGAAATATACGAAACATGGTGCAAAATAAACGGGAAAAGGTTCTTGAAAACACAGAAAAAATTCAGAGAAGAATTTGAAAAGATAAACTACAAAGAAGAAAAGAGCAAGGGCGTTGATATAAATAATAATCCAGGTAAAAGAGGTTATAACATTATGGTTTTGAGGGGATCATAAGCGATCGTCGAAGTTTCCCGTGTGAACTCCGTAGACGGGAAAAGCATTGTCGCAGGAGTTCATTATAATATACTTAAACGTATTTTACTAATATTTTAATAATATGAAAGATTATATTATTAATTCGTTTATTTTAAAAGATAAAAACACCGCAATTGATATACATAATTACATAAGGGTTCGTTATGACGATTCTATTGAAATAAATGTTATACAGGCAGAATTAAAAGCTTTAATTAAAAAACAAATTGTCTTTTTTCATAACAACAATTATGAATTGTCTAATGAAGGGGATATAATATTAAACGACCACAAGTATTATTATTCAAAAATTATTATTAGATTTTATAAAAAATACAACAAAAATCATAGAAAATATGAATTGAGAGAAATTAGGAAGGAACAACAACAGTTAAGAAATTATTTAAAGTTAAATAAACAACCCGTGTGCATAATTTGTGATAAAAAATTACCATTGTGTTTATTGGAAACGGCGCATATAAAACCAAGATGTATATTAAATAATATTGAAAAAAATGATAAAAATGTTGTAGAATTTATGTGTAGATATTGTCATAATTTATATGATAATGGGTTTTTAGCTGTTTATAAAGGACTATTACAAGTTTCAACATGTATAAATGAATATGATTTATGTTATAACAAAAACAAACAAATACAATATTACAATTTGCAAAATGAAACGTATTTTATATTTCATTATAATTATATATATAAAAATGGGTATTTGAATTGATAAAAGTGCAAAAAGTTCCATTTTCAAATTATCCCAAATTTTTATTTATTTTCGATACTTTTGTGTGTGATTTTTCCTCCCATATTTACAATGTTGCTTTTGAGAAAATCCTTTGGGACGATTACAATTAATACTTTTTTTATATTTTATACTCCATTTTCCACCCATCTTTTTA